CGGTGGGCGCACCGCCGAAGGCGCGGCCAAGCTGCATGTCTGGTGGAAACTGACCGAACCGGCAGAGGGGGCAGAGCTTGCGCGGTTTTGCGCCTTGCGCGGTGAGATCGCCGATAAGGTCGGTGGCGATCCGCATTTCCGTTCTGCCCATCAGCCCATTCGCGTTCCCGGCACGGTCTATCGCAAGGCGGGCGCGGAGCGCATCGTCACTATCCGCGCCCAGAACCCCGAGCGCGAGTTGGACCTTGGCGACTTCGCCGAGGCCATTGCCGCCATGCCCTTTCTGCCGGGCCAGGATCGGCCACAGGCTGGCACCCAGGCCGATAAGCCAGGGCTGGACGCCATCCTTTCCACACCCGTGCGTGAGGGCGCCCAGGACGCCTGGACGCGGTTTCAGGGCGCCAGTGCCGCCATCGGGCATTTCATCCGCCAGGTGCATGAAGGCCGCATGACGCCCGACGAGGGCTGGGAAGCCATCTGCGGCTACAACGCTGCCTGTCTGCGCCCAACATGGCCACTGGAGCGCCTTAAGGCCGAGGCTGACGCGATCTGGGCCCGGCATGTCACGCGCAATGGGCCCGCGACCCTGCGTGCCGAGTCACTACCAGCCGAAATCGCATCCTACCCACTTGGCGCACTGCTGGATGATACCTCGCCCATGCCTGATGACCTGATCGGGCCGCGCCTGCTGACGCCGGGCGGGATGCTGGTGCTGGGCGGCGCGCCCAAGGTCGGCAAATCCGATTTTCTGATCAGCCTGCTGATCCATGCCGCCGCCGGCGCACCATTCCTGCGCTTTACTGCGCCAAGGCCGCTACGCGTTTTCTACCTCCAGGCGGAGATCCAATACCACTACCTGCGCGAACGCTTGCAGCAGCTGCGGCTTGATCCGGCCATCCTGTCCAGGGCGCGCGATACGCTGGTGGTCACGCCAAAGCTTCGCATGCTGCTCGACGAACAAGGCGTGGGGCTGGTGGCCGCCGGCATCCGCAGCGCTTTCCCCGATGCGCCGCCCGACATCATCTGCATCGACCCGATCCGCAACCTGTTTGATGGCGGCCCCGAGGGCGAAGGCGAGAACGACAACGGCGCCATGCTGTTTTTTCTGCAAAGCCGGGTGGAGGCACTGCGCGACATGGTAGCGCCCGAGGCTGGTGTCATCCTGGCGCACCACACCAAGAAGCTCAGCAAGCAGCAGGTAAAGGATGATCCTTTCCTGTCGCTCTCTGGCGCCAGCGCGCTGCGCGGTTTCTACACCTCCGGCATGATCCTGTTCCGCCCGGATGAGGAAAAGACCGGGCGCGAATTGCATGTGGAATTGCGCAATGGGCCTGGTCTGGAACCCATGCTGGTCGATAAGCGCAACGGCGCCTGGATCGAACTTGATCGCCACGGCGAGCGCCTGGTCAGGCAGGAAATCGGCCGCAAGCTGGATGCAGAGCGCGTTCGCCGGCACGATGTCATTCTGACGCAACTGGCCGAGGAAGCCGTCCAGGGTCGTCTCTACACCAGCGCGCAGTTCGCCGAGCAATTTGAGAACCAGGCAGGTCTCGGCGGTAATTCCACCATCCGTGAGCGGATCAGCGTCCTCGCCACCAAGGGCTACATCAAGTTCCTGAAGGATGGCGGTCCCTTCGGCTTGCCATATTGCCGATCAAAATTCGGCTACCTCGTCATCGAGGACATGGAATTCGGTCGCGGAGAGGAGACGGTTGATCCCGACACCGGAGAGATCCGCACCACCTTCCAGCGGGTCCTGCCCAGCCACTTCAAGGAGCCCACCACAGGCGCCGCGATCGAGGTCGAGAACCCGGAAGTATGGGTCCGCGCCCCCGGTGGAGAGGCGCCATGAACGCCCCGACCAGTTGCCAGAATGGACCAGTTGCCAATCTGGCAACTTGGCAACTGCTCATTTCTGGCAACTGCTTTCGCTGTAAGATCAATGGCTTAAAGGTCGCGAGCAGTTGCCAGCCAGCAACTCTGGCAACTGGTCTGGCAACTGCTTTTTCATCAGCAATTTCAGTGCCTTACGACCAGTTGCCAAGTTGCCAGAATTTTACCCCCCTACGGGGGGTGTGCATGCGCGCCAAAAAAGGCGCGCGCACACCACACCCCCGTGGGGTCAGGGGGCGCGTTCACGACCCTCCCCAACATCCCATCCCCAAAGCCGGGCAGCGACGGTGTGCTCCGCCAAGAACCCCACCGCCGCCGCCCTCACCACAACCATCCCCATCAGGAGACAATCATGGCTCTCTCGACTCTCCCCATGTCCGCGGCGCTGGCAAGCAGGCCGCCCATCATTTCCGATTGCGAGGTCGGCACCGCACCGCGCAGGGCGGTCCTGGCGCTCGATCTCGGCACCACGACCGGCTGGGCGCTGCGATCAGGCGACGGTGCGATCACCTCGGGCACCATGACCTTTCGGCCAAGCCGCTTCGAGGGCGGCGGCATGCGGTTTTTGCGCTTTCGCGCCTGGCTAACCGAGGTCACGCACCTCGCCGGCGAATTGTCTCAAATCGCATTCGAAGAAGTGCGGGCCCATGCAGGCACTGACGCTGCGCACCTCTACGGCGGCTTTCTGGCTCACCTTTCGGCTTGGTGCGAGGAACGCGTCATTGCGTACCAGGGCGTCCCTGTCGGAACGATCAAGCGCTACGCAACCGGCAAGGGCAATGCCGACAAGGCCGCGATGATGGCTGCCATGCGTGCCCGCGGCTTTGCGCCGGCGGATGACAACGAAGCCGACGCACTAGCCCTGCTGCTCTGGGCGACGGACGCAGAGGGAGGCCGGGCATGAGCCTGCACGGCGCCCCGATGCTCGCGCAGAACCTGATCACGCGCCTGCGCAGCACCACTAACGAAGCGGAATTGAACGCCATGCGCGCGGCCGCATGGCACCGGCATGGCGTCGCCAGCATCGTGGTGGATGACATCACCGATCCGTGGCTCCGCCAAGCGATCACCAACGAAGCCAATCGCCGCTGGGGGCGGCGCAATGGAGGCAGCAATCATGGCCGCTAAACGCAAGACCAAGCATCCCGCCAAGCCGCGTGAGGATTTGTCAGCGCCGTCCAAATGGCGCTTGCAGCATGGCGATGTCGGCGCACCAATCCGTGACGCAGATCCCGAGACGGGCACCCCGGTCCGGCACCGCCGCGCCGTGGATACACTCGGCATGATGCTGTCCAACGGAACCATCACGCACGAAATGCACGAGGCAGGCTGCATTTTCCGTACGCTGTTCCGCAGTGCTGCACTCGATACCATGTCGACCTCGCAGATCATCCGTCTGCCAGGATCAACTGCTGATCGGCTCTCCAACCGTCAGCTTGACGCGCGTCGTCGTGTGTTCTCCGCCATGGATGCGCTTGGCGGCGATGATAGTCCGGCTGGCTCCTGCGTCTGGTTTGTGGTGGGGCTTGAGATGTCGGTGCGTGAATGGTCGGCGCGTAGCGGCTGGAGTGGCAGGCCCGTGTCGCAGCCAATCGCGGGCGGCATGCTTGTCGCGGCACTCGGCACCTTAGCAATGCACTTTGGGCTAATGCCGCGGTCGCAGGCTGCTTGATATTGCTTCGCGCCAGCGCTTCGCCATGCTAGTCTTTTTTGTAGCCATTGTGAGGGTACTCACATGATAAGGAGCGAAGTTTGCCCTTGGCGCAAGCGCGCCTAGGCTTACTTCGCCTTTTGAGGAGTTCAAACGTGCCAACCCTTTTCGACCGTCAAGACAAAAAAAAGGCAGAACCTTTTCGGGTAGAATTGCTAAAAGTCGTCAACGCCGCCTTCGGAGGCGAGGCGGATGAACTTCACAGGACCCTTTTGCATCTGGCGCGGCCCGGCTCGCTCTCTCCCAATGATCCAGCATTCAATTTTCCAATTGAGCGTTGCTGGACAAATGGCTGCTCAGACATAAGAGTATCCGCAAGTCTTGATCTAGACCCAGCGAGTCATAATTCTGCTATGCGCTTTGATATCAGCGTAAAAACTCTAACATCCTCCCTGAAATGTAGCGTCCTCGCTGAAAAGGCGCAGGAGGCAAAATCATGGCTTATTATTCGCTGGCCAATCGGATGTTGCTCGGCCAGAGAAGAGGCCCTTTCAGACCTGAGTCGATTGGCAAGTGGTGCCTTAACTTTTCAGCTCTGCAGTAGTTGATTGGCTATTCAGCATCTGGGGAGCGCAAACGGGAAGTCTATGCTTCGCGACCCTTGGTTTGCCGCTTAGGCACCGGTGCAAGAAGTGTTGAGGTGGCAGGCCAAGCCGTTGACAGTCCGCCGCCTTAAGACGTCCTTGACGGACTCTTTTCGGGCGCTGCTATATTGATGCCGTGATAGACTTCACAGGCCCCAACGTTTGGGATGAGTCGCTCCGGCCGGATCTGGACTGCGACGGTGATAAAGTGTCTGAGGTGGAGTGGCTCGAACGCACGGCCCCCTCACTTGGCCATCTGGACGCGCGAGTATCTCTGCAGTGGATCTACCGCCACTGGGGCATGTCGCCTTACCAAAGCCTTCCGCTGCCTCGGCTCTCCTGCGTCTTGGAGACCTGGACTACGCAACGAATTCTACATGAGGTCGGTTGGCGTTTGCCGGAATGGGACCGACAGCCAGAGGCCTACCTTGAGCACTTCCAGGGTAGGGCGTTTGAGCCGTTCCGCAGTATGGATGCAATAGGGACGTGGGACATACCACCAATCATTCTCGCAACGCCCTCAGGCATCAGGACTGAAAAGGGTGAGTTCCCGCATGTTCGATACTGGCTCATTGAAGGGCATCTGCGGCGTCGCTACCTCGGGGCACTTGCCTCATCAGAAAAGGGCGGGGGCCATCCGCATGCCCGACACGAGATTTTCGTTCTGGCGCTCGATGCGGAACGTGAGTGAGCTTGCTAGCTCCGTTGCATCTGATGATCAACGGGACCGGCAAACTTCGTCGGATAACTCGATCCCCTTCGCCTAGAGATCGCTGTTACAATTCTCCCCATTGCAGCGCGTAAATCGAGTTTGCTATATCGATGACACGTCGAGAAGGTGCGACAAGCCCGAAGGGCTTAGGTCGTTCCCTTTCAAAAAAAGCCAGTCCTGATCTCGATCGCATGGTTCCTTCCTGGCGATTTTGTATGCGGGGGGCATTCGCGCTCGACATCGCTAGCGCCAGGCCGAAAATATGGGTTGCAGTTTGCACCATAGCCCCGCCCTTTCAATAGCTTAGCTGCAAACCTCGGCTCCCCAGGTTTGCACCTGGTTTGCACCTATCCGTGCCCTCAGCATCGCCCAACCCTTCCCGGATATCCCCCATGACGCTTCCCTGGATGGCCGAGCGGATCCAACTCCGCGCGATGGCCTCGCTGCGCCCGCATGCCGGCAATGCGCGGGTGCATGACGCCGCGCAGCTCGCGCAGATCATGGCCAGCATGCAGGCTTTCGGCTTCACCAATCCGTTGCTGGTGGACGAAGATGGCGTGCTGATCGCGGGCCATGGCCGCTTGGCGGCGGCGGAAGCGCTCGGCATCGCAAAGGTGCCGGTGATTGTGCTGAAGCACCTCGCACCCGCGCAAAAGGAAGCGCTGCGGCTTGCCGATAATCGCATCGCAGAGAACGCCACCTGGGACCAGGCGCTGCTGCGGGATGCGCTAGCGAGCGTCCAGGCGGCGGAAATTGACCTCGCAGCGCTTGGTTTCTCGGCGGATGAACTTGCGGGCATCCTCGCGGCGGCTGGAGATGCCGTATCCGACGGCGATGCGCCCGAAGCCCTGCCTGCGGACACCGCCGAGAACCCTTCCGCGCCAGCAATTGGCGACGATGCCGATGATCCCGCCGATGCTGAGCCCGAGGCACCACGCCAGGCGGTCTCTCGCCCCGGCGATTTGTGGTTGCTGGGCGCGCATCGCTTGCTGTGTGGGGACAGCACCGACGCGGCGGCAGTCGCGCGCGTGATGGAAAGCGATCGTGCCGCGATGCTGTTCACCTCGCCGCCCTATGGCAACCAGCGCGCATACACGACCGGTGGTGTGACGGATTGGGATGCGCTGATGCAGGGCGTGTTTCAGCATCTGGACGCAGCATTGCGGCCGGATGGCCAGGCGCTGGTCAATCTCGGCCTGATCCATCGCGAGAATGAATGGCAGCCCTATTGGGAAGGCTGGATGGAATGGATGCGCACGCGGGGCTGGCGTCGCTTTGGCCTCTACACCTGGGACCAGGGGCCGGGATTGCCGGGTGACTGGAACGGGCGTTTGGCGCCGGCGTTTGAGTTGGTGTTTCACTTTAATCGAAGCGCGCGGCAGGCCAATAAGATCATCCCCTGCAAATGGGCTGGCACGCCGAACAAGGGAAGCGGGCTGCGCGCCGCAGATGGCGAGGTGAAGGCCTACACGCATATCGGCCAGCCGGTGCAGGAGATGCGCATTCCCGACGCCGTGCTGCGCATCACGCGCCACAAGGGACGCGGGATTGAGACCGAGCATCCGGCGGTGTTTCCCGTCGCGCTGCCGGACTTTCTGATGCGCGCCTACACGGAGGCTGGCGAGGTGGTGTTT